GTTGGCTTCGGTAGTCCAAAGTTCAAAGACTAGGAGAACAAATGAACAAAGAGAAGTTAATCGCTATCGCAGGAACTTACCTACGTGCAGGAATTGCGTCAGTAATTGCGCTATGGCTTGCAGGTGTGACAGATCCTAAGGCTCTGGTAACCGCAGGTATTGCAGCTATTGCAGGTCCAGTGCTCAAGGCACTTGATCCAAAATCAGCAGAGTTTGGTCGTGGGTCTAAGTAACCCATCAGCGCGAGGCAAACGAAGAGGCTCACCCCGAAAGGGGTGGGCTTCTTTTTTTATGCCTAAAATATGCCAGAGTTACTATCATCTGATAGGTGGGTCTTGAGCCGGTGGCAGTTAGCACACAAGGTTTGTAAGTTAGACGGCTCATTGTTCCAACGGTCACCGTCTATGTGGTCTACATCTAGTTGAGAGATGTGTACTGGTATGAACCCACATCCTTGACATTTCGTGCCTTTATGTCTAGCGTATGGATAGACGCTGTTGTTGTAGCTTCGCTTCCATACTGTACGACATCGGTATCTACTAGAGAGTGGATTCTTTTTATCTCGTAGCTTCATCTTGGTGGGGCCACAAACAGAGCACGTGGCAGTGCGATCTTCTTCGTTATGGTTACTGAGCTTGTGCTGCATCTTTATCTACTGGACAAGGCACAACTACTAGATTGCCACAATTAACACAGGTTGCATCTAAGAAGTACCAGACTAGTTCATAATCTTCAAAGCTGGCTAAGACGTTAAAAACCTGACACCCACAGGGACAGACGTGAATGGGTCCTAACTGTCTTAAATCGGTCCCGAAAGGCTCAGGAAGGCCATTCCTGCGCCATCTAAACGATGGCAGGGTTGGTAGACGGAACCGTAGGGTTACTGTACGGTTACTGTCGGTGCGCCCTTTGAGGGCGCCTGCCCGTTTAATTCGCCTCACGGCTCATATTGTAGCCACTAGTAGGGTGTCGCCTAGTAGCGACACGCCGTTGACTGGTAGGCTCTCTGGTATGACGACAATCGCGGCTTTGGAAGGTATTGATTACGCTGTTCTAGTAGCTGATTCACAGATCACAGAAGATAATCTTGTGACACTAGCCACTAGTACGCCGAAGATAGTTGAAGTCGGCAAGTATCTCATCGCTCTTTCAGGTGATACTAGGCCAGGAGATATTCTTTCCTACAATTGGAAGCCACCGCTCTATCGAGGTGAAGAACCAGCACAGTTTATGGGAAAGAAAATCATTCCCAGTATTACCCAAGCATTTACCGATAACAACTACGACTATAACAAGGTGGACAAAGATGATGGCTTCGATTATCTCATTGCTTTTAACGGCAATATCTTTCGTATTGCTTGTGATCTCTCTTTTTTCCAAGCAAATCACGGAGCGTATGGCATTGGTTCTGGGGGTCAGCTTGCTCTTGGCTACCTGTATTCAATTGTCAAACCTGATATGGACTTAACCTATGCCAAGCGACACGCCCGTAAAGCCGTAGAGATTGCTTCGGTCCTTGACGCGAACACTGGTAAGCCTTTACAGTTGGTGGTACAAGAACGGTTCTAGGAGGAGCTATGGAAAATCAAGTTAAATACATTCATATGACAGAAGAATATGCTGCACAGTATTGGCATCAACAAGGTTGGCTGGCGTGTAGACTTGCTTACAAGTTATACGATGATGCAGAGAAAGCTGGAGCATTCAGAGTATGAGCGCAGAATTACGTAAGCAAATCTCTGAAGAGATTGAAGAAAAACGTAAGCCTTATTTAGACTTAGCAAAAGATAAAGAGTCTGAGGATTATCAGTTTTATTTAGGTATCTGTAATGGTATGAACTTTGCAAAGGTGATAGTGGAGAATCCTAAATGACAGCATTCTTAGCAGGTTTATTAGTTGGAATTATTATCGGCAGAGCATTTGATTTATGGGTAGATTGGAAATACAAGAAGTGAGTATTACTGATCCTAAAGAACTACTACTTGATGCACTACGTGCAGGCGATGCTAAGCGTTCGCGTTCTACGCAAGTACAGATTGGTCCATCAGAGGTAGGTGGTTGTCGTCGTAAGGTGTGGTACCGACTTAACGACCAACCAGAGACTAACGATAACGAATTAAAACTAGCAGCCATTATGGGTACTGCTATCCACGCAGAAATTGAAAGAGCATTGGCTGATAATCCAGATGTGTTAGTTGAAGTTGAAGCTGAATACAATGGAATGAAAGCACACATTGACTGCTTTGTACCTGGTACTGGTGATGTCATTGACTGGAAGACAAGTAAGGTCCGGAACCTTTCTTACTTTCCATCAACACAACAACGGTGGCAAGTACAGCTTTACGGCTACCTCCTAGCTAACAACGGCTATGCGGTCAACCGAGTGTCACTGGTTGCAATTGCCAGGGACGGGGACGAAAGAGATGTCAAGGTTCACACCGAAGACTACAATGAGTCCATTGCACTAGAGGCACTCGGTTGGCTAGCGGCTGTTAAAGAAGCAGCAGAGGCACCAGCACCAGAGAAAGATGCAAGCTACTGTCAGTTCTATTGTAAGTTCTATGACGCAAGCGGGCAGATGGGATGCGTCGGTCTAAAAAAAGAACGTACACCAGTGACTGATGTAGTCATTGATGATCCAACTATTGACAAGAACGCACTGATGTACTTACAGTTGGCAGTGCAAATTAAAGAGCTAGAAAAAGAACAAGATTCTTTGAAGGCATCCTTTGAAGGATTACTAGGAGTTACTAACTCTGGTATAGAAGTAAGCTGGAGCACTGTTAGAGGGCGCGAGTCAGTTGATAGTGAAGAAGTAGAAAAACTTTTAGGGTTTGTCCCTAAGAAGATAGGCGCTGAGAGTCATCGCTTATCTATAAAGCAAAGTGGAGGTAAGTAAATGTCAGTAGAAGGTACAAAGTTTCAGGTCAACTACAAATTGCCTGACGGTACGTTAATTAATCTTTATGCCAAAGATGTTAAAGACCTAGAGACAGGTCTAACAGATCTCTCAATGGTATCTACTCTTATCAAGACAACAGGCAGAGAACTAGTAGGCGGAGTACCAACACCTACTGCTGCATCAGTTGCTGCACAGTTCAATGAACCACAATCTATAAACCCACCACAACCAGTAGCAGTTCAGTCTAACGGACAGGCACACACGTGCCGTCACGGAGAGATGGCCTTCCGTTCAGGTACATCAGCTAAGGGACCTTGGAAGGGCTATATGTGTGCTGCACCAAAGGGTGCGGTAGACAAGTGCGACACTATCTGGGTTAGATAACCAGTGCGGGAGCCTCGTGAATACGAGAACCCGCTATGTGCAGAGATTGGTGGAGACTTCTGGTTTCCTGACAGAGACAACCCAGAAAACCGTAAGCTATTAGATCCTTCTTATGCAAAATCAATTTGCAGGAGTTGCACTCATAAAACAGAGTGCGCTCAGTGGGGTATTAAGAACGAACGCTTTGGTATCTGGGGTGGGTTAACTGAATACGAACGTACCTTGTTGCGTACAAAAAACAAGATTAGAGTAAAGGACTGGAAGAGTGCTTAATCTTTCCCGCGCTTGGAGTGGTGTGCTTACCAAAGCAACACCGCTACCTGACGTGTGGGAAGGATTGAAAGCAGAAGGCATTAAGTTTCGCAGAGGCCAGGTATGTATGGTAGCTGCAGCACCGAATGCTGGTAAGTCTATGTTCGCTCTGATCTATGCAATCAAAGCAAAAGTACCTACGCTTTTCTTTTCAGCAGATACCGATACAACGACAGTAATGATGAGGTCTGTATCGCATCTATCCGGTCATTCACAGGTAACTGTGGAGGCAAACCTTTCAGATAATAGCCAGTACTACAATGCACATTTGGACAAACTTTCACATATCAAGTGGGTCTTTGATTCATCTCCTAACATAGATGATTTAGAGTTGGAGATAAGGGCCTACGTTGAACTCTATGGACAGCCACCTGAGTTGATTGTCATTGATAACTTGATGAACATAACTGCTGAGACAGACAACGAGTGGGCTGGCCTTAGAGCAATTATGATGGAGCTACACGATATGGCACGCAAGACTGAGGCCTGTGTCTTAGTACTCCATCACGTATCAGAACAGTCAGAGTATGGGTCACCTAGTAACCCACCTCATCGCAGAGCAATTCACGGAAAGGTCAGTCAGTTACCTGCACTGATACTTACACTGGGCTATGACCCATCACAAGGAATACTCAAGGTTGCACCAGTGAAGAATCGCTTTGGCGCTCACACTGCAGACGGCAGTAAATACGCACAGTTACTGGTAAACTATGCAGCAGTACAGATATCAGATCAGAATGAGTTTGGTTGGATGTTACGCAAGGATACAATCGCAGGATACCAAGGAGGATACAATGTCTGAAGGACAGTTAACGAATAAGTACAGAGATAATCTGAAAACAGATGGATTACGTGCAGATGTTGATGCACTCAAGGTAGACCTGACCAACTTCGTTGGTGCTCTATTGCAATCTGGTATTGTCGAATTAGTTAAAGATGAAGAAGGCAATGTCATCTATAAAATCAACAAGGTTGTATTGGTAGATGAGTCAGTACAACAAGACTAAAGGTTCTCAGTTTGAGACAGACGTAATGAAGTGGCTCCGCAAGGCTGGAGTTATGGCAGAGCGTTTGTCTAAAGCTGGGGCAAAGGATGAGGGCGACATCGTTACTGTTATCGCGGGAGAAACTTACATCCTTGAACTCAAGAACAGGGCAACCCTTTCGCTGCCTGAGTTCTGGAGAGAAGCACAAGTTGAGGCGCTTAACTACTCTAAGGCTAGAGGTCTTGGGGAAGTTCCTCTGTCATATGTAATAGTTAAGCGTCGCAACGCTTCAATAGATCAAGCGTGGGTCATTTCCGACCTAGCACAATGGTTAAAGGAGAAACAGTAATGCCAGTTCCAGGTGGAGAAATAACAACAACAGAGATACTAGTACCAGAAGTTGTACCAGTTGAAGAGGTAGAAGATGATTTGCCTGAACTGTCGTAAAGCAGGAGAAGAGAATCAATCTAATCACCTAAAGCGTGCAGCTCAATGGCACGACAAGTGCGATGCAAAGGGGTGTGTATGCCAGCACAAGACTGGTCCAGGGTACGTAAGGCGGGCAGATACAAAGGTGCCGTTGATGCAAACTCAATCCCCATAGGAGCTATTGTCCAGCACTTTGGTGGTGAAGTAAGAGAAGGTAAAAGCGCATCGGTTAGATGTTGTTTACATAGCGACAGTCGCAGGTCTGCCGTTATCAATACCTATGACAACCTGTACTTCTGCCATACCTGTGGTAAGGGCGGCAATGCAGCTAACCTAGTGTGCATACTAGAGAACTTGGAGTTTAACGATGGCCTCAAACGTGCAGTCGAAATTGCTACTGGAAGCGGCGCAACAATACGCTCAGGCAATAAGTCCAAAGGCTCTAGCCGTACTAAACGCACGTGGGATCTCTGAAGAAACTGCAGCACGCTTTCAGTTAGGAAGTATTACCAACCCAATCAATGGTCACGAGATGTATGAAGGATGGCTTTCCATTCCATACATCACCGCATCTGGTGGTTGTGTTGGCTTTAAGTTTAGACGATTAGATGATGTCAAACCTAAGTATGGTTCACCTACTGGGCAGAAGGCACACCTGTATAACGTATGTGACATCACCCTTGATTCACCTTATGTTGTTGTATGTGAAGGTGAACTAGATGCCATCGTTACTAGTGGTGAGTTAGGCATACCAGCAGTAGGTGTACCAGGTGTTGCAGCTTGGAAGAATCACTTTCCAAAACTCTTTGCCGGTTATGAAACTATCTATGTTGTTGGCGACAATGACATCAAAGAGGATGGCTCTAACCCTGGCGCTGAGTTTGCAAAACGCGTGGCGAACGAGGTAATGAACTCACAGATTGTTACACTACCTCCAGGTATGGACATCAATGATTACTACTTAGCCAATGGCGTTGATGCTACGCGTAAGTTACTGATAGGGGAGTCGAATGTATGACAATGACAGAGAACGAGTGGGTCATAATGCTACAGACTTTGCAGCATATGGGCTTTCACATCTTGCAACAGGACAGAGCAACACAACTGATACTCATACGCCCCCAACCAACCCGCTAGCAGATCATCCAGCAGTAGCTGGCTATCGTGCAGTGGGTGTGAGCACTGAGGATTTAACTTCTTTCATTGAAGCCTTTGCATCTTTGCGTGCTATGCGTGTTAAAGGTGTGGGCCATAGTCAGTATGCGATAGCACAAGGTCAGAAGTTTGAGTCCTTTACTACCGCAGATACTATTAGAGAATTGATTGAAGAGCTAGCCGATGCTAGCAACTACATAGACTTCCTTGCTATCAAGCTGCTGAACATTCAGCACACTATAGATTTGGTGCTACCTGACTGTGAGTGAACTACATCCAGTAATATATGACCTAGTACCTAGCGTTGCTAGAACTATCCACCGCAGGTACAAGACTCACGTTGAGTTTGATGACATCAAGCAGGAGTTAATGGCTTGGGCAATGACTCGTGTAGTAGATCATACTGAAGATTTAATGGAGCCAATCGAAGAGAGACGCAGGCACAACGAGCAACGCATAGCGTGGCAGATGAGACGTGTAGCTGAGCGTTATGCACGCAAGGAGAAGGCATCTAAGTCTGGCTATCAGACTAACGATGAGGCTTACTATGAGTCAGCAACTCTTGGTCAGTTACTTCCCTTTGTCATTGCATCTATCATAGATGGCACAGTATTAGAGCAGGCACAAGAGATGATTAACGATGGACAACCTAAAGGTTCATCATCACCAGCAGAAGGTGGCAACCTGCTGGCTAACCTCATTGACATCAAGCGTGGCTATCTGCAACTAGAACAAGATGACCAGATGATTCTTAGGCTACGCCACCACGAGAGCTTTACCTTGCAACAGATAGCACAAGTACTAGAGTGTGCTACATCTACTGCAGATCGCAGATGTGATAAGTCACTTCGTAGGTTGCAAGATAACCTTGGCGGGATTAGCCCCTGGCAATGACATATACCTTCAAATGTATTTGTGGTGTTTCTATTTCAGCCGATACTGAAAGACAATTAGAGACGTTACTTGAGCGTCACTCTAAGAATAGTTCTATCCATAAAAGACAAGGCTGGGATGGACATAGCGGGATTGCTAATGGGCAATGAACGAAGAGTTATTATTTACTTTCTTGCGTGAGGGTTTATACCCTGACCTAGTAAAATCTGAGGGCATCTATGATGCCTACGACTGTATCTCTAGGCAGGCTGGTCACTACATAGAGTTAAAGTGTAGAGCTACACACTATGAAAGCCTGCTCATTGAAGAGATGAAGTATCGCAAGCTCATCACCCAAGCTGCAGAGCGTGACCTTGTGCCTTACTACATCAACTCCACACCTGCCGGTATCTACTCCTTTGATTTAATGGATGTAGCAGAGCCGGTGTGGTATGTCCACGAGATGCCAGCTACTACTGAGTTTGATAACAACGATAAGAAGTATAAGTTAGTAGGTTACTTACCGATAGAAGAGGCAGTCCAGTTATGATCTATGACTATAAGTGTGGCAAGTGTAATTCAACTGTATCGGTTGAGCGTTCTATTCACGAGGAGGCCTCTACTCCTATGTGCTTTGACTGCCACGAGATTATGAATCGAGTATGGGATTCACCCGCTATCACATTCAAGGGCAAAGGCTTCTACACTAACGGCGGGTAAAGCAAGAACCCCACCGCCGAAAGGGTAGCGATAGGGTTCTTATGATGCTGAGGAAAGGGTTAGAAACCTCAGCAATATCTAGTCAGCTAGTACAGACAGGGATACGTGGCACGGATCATTGCCTTCGTCCCACTCCTCTCTCTCCTCTTCAGTCATATATTCATAGTTGCCATCGTGTGTCATACAGTAAGGCCAACTTACCCACTTAGCTTTGACTCCTATGTTTAGCCAAAGATAAAAGAACTTACTCTTTGTCATCAGTACCAGCCCCTTCTATTGCTATGTTGGAGACTACGGCAGAAACTTCCTCCGTAGCGGTGCTCAACATATCGCACAGCGTGGAGGATTTGGATAGCAGGTTCGCTACTTCTCTCTCTAAGGAGCTGAGCAATTCCGTAAGCACTGGATCGTTTGTTGTCTGCGAGGTGGTCAAGCCGGCTCTCACGGGTCCAAAGGGTGATAGCGCATTTGACCTGACTGTTGTTGTAACCGAGTGCGTTGAGGTAACTAATGATAAGTGCCTTGTTCTCACGCTTCTCCTCCATTGTTGCCTTCGTCCTCGCCTGCATCTGCGGGATCTCCAAAGGGTGGTGTGCCGTTCGCTCTGGTATGAGTACCAACACGAAGGTTAGCGAAGCCGTCAATACCAGTCCAATCTTTGCCCTCTTTCTCATCAAACTTCCTTTCAATCGCAAGCAGTTGCTTGTATGTGTCGGGATATAAATGAGACAAGCGGATCAAAGCCCTGTCTCTAGCCTTACGATAGGTGCGGTAGGTAAGCACGCTCTTACTCTTTGTCGTTTGGTTCATTGAGCTTATCCTCCCACACTATGAGAACGTATGCTACCAGCATTACTAGTATCAGACCTAAGGCTAGGCTCATAGGCTGGCCGCCTTAATAATATCGGTGATGTCGAGGGGCTGACCTACTAGGTGAGCGTCCTCTTCGTCACTATCCCAGCCTGACACCAGTACACGTGAGCCAGTAGGGGCAAGGCTGAGCCACTGCATACAATGCTCAGGGTTCTCGCCTCCCCATTCAGCCACGCCTTCGGCATCCACTACCTCATAGAGCAGGATAAGTGGAGACTTCTTTGGATGAAACGATATAACGTTACTCATCAGCCTCTCCCTTTTTAGTTGTTAATAGATAAGGATTAGTGCGGTCAGCTCTTTCTTGCAGAGTTTCCTCCTCCACCTTAATCCATACGAACCCGTCTTGATGACGGGTAATCTGCCCTAATATATCGAACCATTCTTGATCTACCTCAGCAGTTATCACTCGCTTACTCATTATTCTCCCTCATAACTATCATCACAAGCACAACAAGACTTGGAGTTATCGTTACAGAATGTGCAGATAGCCTCCTCCTCTAGCCCAAAGAGGCGAGACATAGCAGAGTTCGCCCGTTGTAGGTTCTTGATAGCTCGCGCTATCTCCTGCTCCTGTAAATCCTTCTCGGCTTGGTTAATGGACAGATCAAACTTAGCCTGTAAGTATTCTGCGTTCACTTGCTCTCCTCCTTTTTAGAATTAGCAACTGCTCTTTCATAATCTTTTTCATAATCTTTTGTATATCCTATGTAACTCTGCAGTATCTTGGCTTTAACTTCCCAGTATTCTTCGTTCATTCTTCCACTCCTCCTGATAGTAGTTGTCCTTCTTTGCTATATTCTGCGTCACAATTACCACAATATGTAATGCCACACCCACACTCATCTTCATCAATGTGTATGGAACGTGCTTCTAAATCACAGGGTTTGCACTTCATCAGTTCTCCCCCTCTAACTCTTCTAGCGTGTCGAACTCAGGACTCAGCTCTTCAGCCTCGTCTTCATAAAAATCGGGGTCATTTAGTGGTGGCTCGTATCCCATTATCTCACTCCATTCGCTAATTGTAGTATTGCTCCGAGTCTTTCGCCTACCTCGTCATCATTATCCACATACTCGCCCTCTCCTGCGTGAGCAGGGAGCCATTTCTCTTTCTCAGTATCGTAGATAGTGCCGTCATCAAAGCGAACTGACTCGGTATCTGTATCCCACTCCCAGCCATTCTCGTTGGTGTACTTGATTACAAAGATGTGTTCAATCATCTTACATCCCTCCCTTGAAACATTCTTGCATTGTTCCCCAGCAGTATCCAAAAAGATCCCCGCCCTCTCCTACATACCACAGGTGCGTTGACACCTGCCACAATCCCCACACGGCTAGCGCACTGGCTAATCCGATTACATACCAGCCAAGCTTGGTGATGTTTCTCATTCCTGTACCTCCGTGCTTATGTGTTGCATCTTTCTCCCACAAGCGCAGTTCATTTCAACTACACCATTAGGGAAGCCAAAGCCGTCTTTGGCAGTGAACTCCAACATTGAATCACATTCATCAGGGTCACAGATAAATGTGTATTTAGTTCCATTACCTTGTTCTTCTTCCTCCTCCTTGTACTTGCCGTCCTTGAATCCTTGAATCTCATCTTCTAGCCAGTTCTCAGCAATCTCTCTCCAGTTCACACGATAGAGAGAGCCAACATCTTTGAGCATTGACTGAATGCCCTTAGGCATCCCGCCCATATCTTCCCAGTACTCGAAAGAGAGTAGGTCTTCTACCCAGTCCTTCAGTGATTCTTCTGCACTGGTAACGCCGTCCTGCCACCCGTCCTCTTTCTCGTTGTCCATATCCTCCAAGAAGGAGGCGCTTATCTTTTCGCTTGCCTCTTCTTGCAGGCTTTGGTCGTTGTCAATATGCAACGAGGTCGCCCACGTTTCTCGGTTTGTCCAACCGTTATATTCTTCGCACATTATTTGCCCGCCTCTTCTTCTGTGGTTGCTAGCCATAAGCAACGCTCACCCTCGTACACATCTGCGGTAAGTTGCTGGATAGCCTGCAACCATTTCTCATCTACTACTAACTTAATTGTGTAACTCTTCATTTCTAACCCTTTCAAGAGGTGAGACGTTCGCTCACTCTCTCGTGCTCCTACTAGGTCGTGAACCTTCGCCGACTGCTCGGTGTAGGAGCGATTTTGATCAACTTATGCGACCTCCCTCTCGCACGTATCGCAGACGTTCTGCCCCTCGTGGTAATTCTTGGCGCATATATCGCACCCATTTTGGCAGTCTCCTGCGTGAATTGTGGTCATCAGTTGCCCTCCTTGTCTCTGTACCTAACGATAGTGTTAAGCGTTGTGTGGATTTCACACTTACACCCCTCCCCGCCCATATTCTCATCAAACTCTAGGTGAGAGTAGTTATCCTCGTGTATCTCATTTATCAACTGCTCTAACGTGTCCATTATGCTCTCCTTCAGTAGTTATTCTTATAGAAGTTGAGAGCCCAGTCATATACCGCGCCCTCGGTCAGTGGTACTTGGTCTATATCGGTGAAGTATTCAATCTCAATCTCGCCCGATTCCACATCCTCGGTAATCTTCACGCCGTCATTGTTGCCCCCCGATACATCCTCCAAGAAGAGAGACATAATCCGGAAGCGATTAGGAGCAGACTCGGCGAATATGAATGGGTTGCTCTCGCCCATATCCTCGGCCTCTTCCAAGGCCTCCCGCACTGCCTCGGTCAGTGCCAGCGCCTGCTCGTTGCGAGCTTGGAGCACTTCTAGGATGTTTGAGCCGTTGCAACATACGCACTCATTCTCACAGTGATAGGAATCCTTCTCCTCATCATAATATGTTGAGCACTTGCAATCCTCACACATTGAAGCCATTATTTGCCCGCCTTTGCGTTGTATCGCTTAACACACGTGGCACATTCTTGTCCTGTTAGCGCCTCCCATTGTGTCGGGATGTTGTTACCGTCGTGATTAATCCGCCCACAATATGATGTTCCCTTAATCGTGATGTGCTTGCTATAAGAGTTCACCCTAATAATCGCCACGTCCTCAATTTGAAGACCTAGCGCTTGCGCCATCTCTTCCCTTGTAATTGTCTGCATTTCTAACCCTTTCGCTCTCTGACCTCGTCAGCAACCGCTTTACGGTTGGACGCCTCTCGGCGTTTCGGTCTAGTTTACTTCGATGTCTTGCGCCGTGCCGTGCTCTCTGATTACATCCTCCAACTTATCGAGGCCGTCTAGGTCATCATCTGCCCACATCAGTCCCTCGGCTAGCGCCTTCTTCTTCAGTTCTTCTTCTGTGATGATAAACAGGGTCTGCCCTGTTGTGCTCTCGGTGTCAATCGTCCACCAGTCGCCGTTCTCGTTTGCCACGTAGTAGGTGCTCATTACTTCACCCCGCAAGCGACCAAGAAGCGGGCGCGGTCAAAGCGTGGGTTATCTGATTCCAAGGCCTCGGCCATATTATCGGCCAAAACCTCCAAGGCGTACGAGTCAATTACCTCGTCGAGATTCTTGATTACATCTGCTAGCAGTACATAGTCCTTGCGTGTCATCTTAGTTGCTTCCCTTCAGTGATTCGATAGCGGCTGCAAAACCCTTGATTTCATAGACGTCGTAGATTTTGTTGAATAGTTCAGTGCCTAGTTCTGAGTCAATTTCGCCGAGGTGAATAAGGTCTAATCCTGCGAAATCCTGATACACTTTGAAGTTCTTGCCTTTGTAACTTACGATTGCTTCAGGGTACATTTTCTTTGCTCCTCTTAGGTTAATTCAATCAACGATTGATTGATATACGTATATTAAGGCCTAAGGCCACAGAACACAAGTCCAAACAAGCACATTTTGATAACAGTTTGGTAACAGTATCCTGAGAACTAACTGAGAACTATTGTCTCTTTGTCTACAATTCTAAGAGGTTAAAGTAGTTGAACTTTCAACCAGTTGGCGGGTGAGATGTTACTGGCTAGTAACTTAGGCAGATTGAACTGGCTAGACATATGGGCGCACAATGTCCAAGGGTAAAGGGTTACTTAATAGTTGGACAAAAGGCGGGTTAATGTAAAGGCGTGCCGAAGGTACTGCCAGCCCCCCGATTCTATCCAAACTTATCCACAGGCTTTATCCACAGGGGGGCAGGGGGTGGGGATAACCTCCGCCAGCGCAGAACGCCTACCCCCCGTTGGTGATTTTAGTAGGGGGTAGTACTGTGTACCGTCACAAAATATATTTCCTAAAGTGAGATCGCTGAATATAGCTTTGACCTGCGGTTATATTATGTAATAGTAGTGTGACGTACTTCACATCCGTAAAACGAGAAACCCAGTCCATTTCCTGCCTTATATATAGTAGGGGAGTAAAACGGGGAGAGTATGTTTTACGACCCTTGGTTGGCCTCTAGCGAGGCCCCTAGGCCGAGTTAAGTATTACCCCTCAGTTCGCTGTGGCTCCCTCGGGCGCTAAGCCCGAACTGCCCAGTATTTTTAGTGGGGATTAGTGTATCTAAAAGATACACGTCCAAACAAAGATTCAGAACACTAGTACCTAGTAGTTCTAAACTTTGTTGGTAGCTCTGTCTCTAGTAGGAAAATCACATCCGACCTAGTAAAGGAATCTCTGATTCCGGCCAAGGCCACCGCGCCTTGTATAAGAAATGAGCATCCGCGCCGATGAGACGTAACTATACAGAAGAAGAAATCTATCTTCAGATGACTTCTAATAGAAAATTCTGGAACCAGTACAAAGCGCAGCGAGAACCCCGTCGCTTAGAAATGCGCCGCAAGATCGCGGCAGCAATTCTAGTAGAAGAGATGAGACGGGCAAACAATGGCTGAGAACAGCGCAGACATAGCCAAGAGAATTATCCTTGGCTGTGTAGCTGAAGGTATGACCATTGAGGCCGCCTGTACATCGGCAGGCAAATCAATGAAGACCTACGAGTACTATCGTAGAACTGACAAGATATTTACTGACAAGGTAGACAGAACACGCCTTGGTCTTAAGGACAAGTCCTTTGCCTCATCCGATGTTCACGACTTATCTTTCCCAGAGTTTCGCCAGAAGTACCTACACTCCCGCACTTTCCCACACCAGCAAAATCTGATAGATGTAATCGAAGGTAGAGAACCTGGCTGGCTACATCCTTCTATGAAGTACGAAAAGGGTCTGGCTAATAACAGAATCCTTTTGAACATTCCGCCCAACCACGCCAAGTCTATGACTGTGACTATTGATTACGTCACTTGGCAGGTTTGTCAGAACCCTAACTTTAGAGTACTCATCGTATCTCAAACGCAGCAGTTAGCTGCAGACTTTCTCTACGCCATCAAGCAACGCCTGACTCATCCAAATTATGAAGCACTCCAACAGGCTTACGCTGCTGGCGTAGGGTTTAACTCTAAGTCAGCCTCGTGGCAGGCTACCCGTGTCACCTTTGGTGATGAGCTACGTGAGTCCAGTGAGAAGGACCCAAACATTGAAGCCGTTGGTATCGGCGGTCAGATCTACGGTAAACGTGCAGATATGATTATTGTAGATGACGCAGTAACCTTGAAGAACGCTAATGAGTTTGAGAAGCAAATCAGATGGCTAACCCAGGACGTGCGCTCTCGTCTTAACCCTACTGGTAAATTGATTATTATTGGTACTAGAGTCTCTGCAGTTGACTTGTACAAGGAACTACGCTCCGAAGATCGCTACCCTGGTGGACAAGTCCCTTGGACCTACCTTGCAATGCCAGCTCTGCTTTCTACAGACAATGACCCCGACAAGTGGGAAACCCTCTGGCCTGCATCTGATGCTCCCTTTGATGGTCAGATGGAATCTGATTTGAATGAAGACGGCCTCTACCCTAGATGGAATGGTCGCAACCTTTACAATGAACGTCAAGCAATGGATGCATCAACTTGGGCGCTGGTCTACCAGCAGCAAGATATCTCAGATGATGCCATCTTTGACCCAGTATGTGTGCGAGGCTCTATAGATGGAATGCGTAAAGCAGGTCGTTTGGTTCCTGGTAACCCAGGCCATCCGCGTGATGTCAACGGCTTTTCTTTTATTTGTGGTCTTGATCCCGCTATGGTTGGTGATACAGCCGTCGTTTGTTACGCTGTTGATAGGGCTACACATAAACGCTATATCGTTGATGCTATTAAAATTACTAGGCCAACGCCTGCTGCAATCCGTCAGTTAATCTTTGACTGGACTAGCCTCTACTCACCGAGTGAGTGGATAGTAGAGAAGAACGCATTTCAATCTTTCTTAACTCAGGATGAAGGTATCCGTGCAAACTTGGCTAGCCGAGGAGTGCTACTGCGGGAACACCATACTGGAACCAACAAGTGGGACTCAGGCTTTGGTGTTGCATCAATGTCAACTTTGTTTGGCACCAAGCAATTCGATGGCAAACACCACCGCGATAACCTTATTCACTTACCTTCAGATCAAACTGAAAACATTAAGGCGCTCATTGAGCAATTGATTACGTGGTCGCCTAGCACTAAAGGCAAGACCGATATGGTAATGGCTCTGTGGTTCTGTGAGATTAGAGCACGTGAGATGCTCAACCAAGGTATGCACAAGACCCACCATATGAAAAACCCTTTCCTATCTCGACAAGAAGTAGGCAAACGAACAGTTATCAACATAGATGAACTGCTCGCAGAGAAAGATCGTACATTCATCTAAGGAGATACCGTGAACGAAAAAGAAATTAAGGCTTTAATTAAAGAAGCAGAGGCTGCTGCTAAAAGATACAAGGCGCAACTTAATGCCAAGTCTAAGGCTCCAGCAACAAAAGCATCAGCAAAGCCAAAAACAACAGCACCACGTACTCGTGGTGGTAGCGGTATGCGTGGTGGTATGGGTTCACTCGGCACTGGCGGCGGTCTTCGCGGCTCAGTAAACAAGTAGGAGATAACAATGGCACAAATGAAAAAGCCTGTAGTTAAAGCTACAACAAAGCCAAAGGCACCTGTAAAAAAGAAGGTGCTAGTAATGCCAAGCAAAATTTCTCCATCCAAAATGACACCGGCACAAAAAGCTCGTTACCTAAAGAACCCAGAACGCTACGACGGTTAAGGAAAACAATTGTTATCAGTCAAAGAAGTAGACGCTAAGCTAGCACGCTTACGTACTCGCTCATCAGCGCGAGATCAACGTATGCGTGATGTGCTCTCGGTGCGTCAGGGAGATATCTCTAAGGTATACCCTGCAATGTTTTCAGAGGATTATCCAAAGCCTCTGGTTGCAAACTTCATTGACGTAGCTGCACGTGACTTAGCAGAGGCAATGGCACCACTGCCATCCTTTAACTGCTCAGCAACCAATATGGTTTCAGATGCAGCACGCAAGGCTGCAGATACTAGAACTCGTATTGCAAACTTTTATGTAACAAACTCTGACCTACAACTGCAGATGTACACAGCCGCAGACTGGTATAACACCTATGGTCTTGGTATCGGTATGGTTGAGATGGACTTTGAGGACAATAACCCTCGTATCCGTATGCTCAACCCATTCGGTACCTACCCAGAGTTAGATCGTTATGGTCGTGTGCTATCTGTTATGCAGGTTATCGTTACCGATGCTGAGACACTAGCAGCGCAATACCCAGAGTATTACGATTTAATTTTAGGACGAAACCAGTACGGCCTTTCTTCTCCTTATATCTCAATGGTCAAGTACCACGATAAAGACCAAGACTTGCTCTACTTACCAGAGCGAAAGAACTTAGTACTATCACGCACACCAAATATCTTAGGACGACCAATGGCATCTGTCATTATGCGTGCATCCCTAGATGGTGAAGCACGTGGACAGTTTGATGATGTTCTATCAGTTCAGCTTGCCCGTGCTCGCTTTGCAATCCTACAGATTCAAGCAGCAGAGAAATCTATCCAAGCACCTATTGCTATCCCACAAGATGTGCAAGAGTTGGCACTTGGACCAGATTCCATTATGCGCTCTGCCAATCCACAAGGCATTCGTCGTGTTTCATTAGAACTACCACCTGGAGTCTTTACAGAATCCGGCGTACTAGAGCGTGAACTACGCCTCGGTGCTCGTTACCCTGAATCTCGTTCAGGTAACATTGACGCATCAGTAGTTACAGGTCGCGGTGTACAAGCCCTACAAGCAGGTTTTGATACACAGATCAAGGCAGCACAAGCACAGTTTGCTCGTATGTTCCAAGAACTTATCTCAGTTTGCTTTGAAGCAGATGAGAAAGTATTTGGTGGTATTCCAAAGACCATCAAGGGAACAGATGACGGAACACCTTACGTTCTCAAGTACACACCATCTCGTGACATCAAGGGTGAGTACGGCGTAGATGTACGCTACGGAATTATGTCTGGTATGGATCCTAACCGTGCCATTATTGCTTTATTACAAATGCGTTCAGATAAGCTCGTATCTCGTGACTATGTACGTCGTGAGATTCCTATGGACTTAAATGTTACGCAGGAGGAACAACGTGTTGATATCGAAGAAATGCGCGATTCTCTGCGGGTGGCTGTTGCTCAGTATGCACAGGCCATTCCAGCGTTGGCAGCGCAAGGTCAAGACCCTAGTGAAATCATTACCCGTATTGCATCTGTTATCCAAGGTCGCCAAAAGGGTCAATCGCTAGAGAGCACAATCGAAAAAGCATTTACACCAGAACCACCTCCAGCCCAGCAGATGCCACCTATGGCTCCAGGTATGGAACAACAGCTTCCAGCAGCAGGTGCGGCCCCCGCTCCTGCCTCGCAGCAACCTCCACAAGAACAAGCTGGTCAGGCCCCTGCTGCTGGTCAAAAACCCGATATAGCCCAACTACTAGCTGGTATCACCGGCGCAGCATAATAAGAGGAGGTGTAATATGAACAAAGGATCACGTGCAGCAGCACCAATGTCAAAGCCAGTTGAAGGCAAGAAGGATACCTCCAAGCCAGCAGGACCAGGCAAGGTAGTACCATCAATGATGCCAGCAGGACGACGCGGAAACGCAGTCAAAAAGGGATAATAACTTTTTAACGGAGGGTGTGCTGGGCGATGAATGATGACAAATACGTTCCTCGTCCAGTGCGCTTTCTTGATTTTGTTGTAGTAGGCATAGGCTTTATACACAACATTGCATCATCTATTGAAACTTTAACAGGTGAGTTAATGGAGTTAACAATTTATCAATCAAATCATCTTACCCAAACTAATAGAGCGTGGGAAGATATGACAGCAGATTTAGAAAGATTAGAGGAGGACAAATGACAACTGCACCGATGAACCCAAGAGCAGGCGTATCAGGTCCAGGTAAGTTCTCAGTTCGTACAGATAAATTAGAGTTGGGTTCCACAGCATACGGCGAAGGTGTTGATACACAGGCTATTAAGTCTGGCGCTCCACTTGCTAAGACCGGTGATGTACGTCCTGCACGCGGTGGAGATGTCCGTGAAGCAGCAACACAGGAACCAGTAACAGAATTATTCGCACCAACTACACGCCCAGGTGAACCAATCACTGCAGGTATTGCAATGGGTGCAGGAGCAGGACCAGAAGTTCTTGCTATGAAGCCACAAATGACAGAAAAGTATTCCGATACATTGGCAAAGTTATTGCCATACGATGAATCAGGTGAGATAGCGATTCTGTATCAGGATATGCTTGCGCGAGGTATGTAGTGTCAGGTAAGAACCTTAGACTAGCTGCATCCCAAGCAGGATTAAATCCAGCAGATAAAGATAGAATTGACTCACTATCAAAGTCACTTGATACTCATAAGAATTTACTTGATATGCCTGCATCTGAAGCACGCACAAAGTTTCAGACTTTGCCTGCAGATCAACAACAAGCATTAAAGCAAACCTTTGGCACGCAACCAGAAGAAAAGAAGCGTGGTTGGTTAGGTAGTGCTTGGCACTACACAGGCGGTGCTGTAGTAGGCGCACTAACAGAAGTATCTGATTTTACATCTCGTGTTGTTCGTGCAGGAACTATGGCTAACGAGCAGATTCCATTAGGTAGCGCTGAATACTATCTACCTAAGAACTGGTCTGTTATCTCTGAGGCTTGGAAAAAGTCTAACGATAACGGCGAAGTTGTTTACAATGAACCACGTATCAACAATGCCATCAAGAAGTATGGCAACAACTATGTCGGTGTAGCACAAAAGGTTTCTCAAGGCATTTCACTTTCAGATCTTATTGCAAATGGAACTGAAGAAGAAAAGCAGATTGCAAGACTTGCTGCTAAGAACGAAGACCCACTATGGCAGGATGCCTACGATGCAGTAGTTGCATCTAAGTACTCACCTGGTCGTCAACTTGCTAACGCACTATTGCCTGAATCTTTAGAAGGCACGGGATTTTTATACAAAGGTATTTCAGGAACTACAGATGCTGCATTTCGTATCTTTGCAGATCCAACCATTATTCTTGGTAAGGCTAAGAAAGCCTACGATGCTGCTAACTATGCAATCATTAAGATTGCTGGAGATCCAAAGAAATTAGATGCAGCTTTTAACAACCCAAAGGTTGTCAACTTTTTTAACTCTTACGGTTCTGAGCTAAGCAATCTAGCAAAGGCACGCAAGTCAAAGAACATTGTTGCTGCAGAACAAGCATCAACTAATTTACGTCGCATTGCTCCTGAGTTTGGTCCTGCTGCTATTGATGAGTTTGTCAAGGCTGGCGTTACTAACTCAGATACTGCAAAGGCATATCTACAAAATAGCGTAGACATACAAGGCATTCTTAAAGGTCAAGCAGCACGTAATACACCTTTGATTCCACGTTTAACCGTAGGTCGCAAGGCTCGTATTGCCGCTCTTACTACAGGAAACAAAGTTCTTAACATTGATAATGTAGGGCAGAAATTAGTACGAGCTATGTATGGCACTGCTCCAGAGTTTGAAGATATTTTAACTGGTATTACTACTCAGTCTGAACGAATTGCAGACCTTGAAAGAGGTATTGGTCGCTTTAAGGGTCCAGATGGCGTAGTACGTTTTACTGAAAACCAAATACAAGGACGCATTGACCGCTTTGCTCGTAAGTTTACAAAGGTTCCTAACCCAACGTCTAAAGTATTTGATGTTATGGGACCTAATGCAGTAGATGAAATCTACCGCACTGCTCGTCTAACTAACTCTCGCTATCACAGCAAGATTATTGCTGAGGCTTTTGCTGCTGGTGATGAAGGCCAGCGTATGCAAGTTACTAAAGGTCTTTGGAATACAATCTTTACTACACGTGGTGTACGTAAGGGTGACCCAGGCAAAACCTTTATGGATGAGTTTGCAGGCAAAGGCTTAGAAAAGCGTTACGCTGCAGATCTAGTAATTGATGGCAAGCGTCTTGGTAACCCATCTGAATTTGATGGTGAACAACTAGCATTGTTCCCATATCAATTATCGTCATCTATGGTCATTCCATCTGTTGTTGACCTAGACCGTCTTACTGCTCGTCAGGGAGTAATCTCTAAACTTGTTGGTGTATCACATAACAAGTGGGTAGATAAAATGACATCTGGTTGGTCATTCTTAACTCTTGCCGGTCCTCGCTTTGCAATGCGTAACTCTATTGAAGACGATATGTTCTTCTTAGCACGTGGTCGCAATCCTTGGGACTTAGTAAAGGGTAAATTGTGGTCTACACGTATTCGTGTTGGTAAAGGTGCAGGCGCACTTAACCCAGATGGCACAGCAAAAAGCGCATTTGATAAATTCAAAGATACTGTTTTCTTAAATTCAGAGTCTGGTGAAGTCGGTGTTATTAACAAGTTCGTCCTTGCTGATGAACTAGAAGAGTTTGCTGGTAAAGTTGCTGCTGCAACTAATGAAGACGAAGTTCGTTCCGTTATGGCAGAGGCATTGCTTCGCCGTAAACTAGGTTACAAGTTAGATTCAGAAGCTGCAGAAATTATTTCAGATGTTGCAAAGTACGGTAATTTAGATAACCTTCTTGCAGACGTTACAGAAGGTGCTAAGAACGGTGCTCGTGGCGGTGGACGTTATCAGAACATTGCAGATGACGTATCTCGCTTTGGTAAAATGGATGCAATTACCATTGATGGTAAAGCATACAAGCGTTCAATGGGTGATATCCCATTTACTAACTTTAGCCCTGTTGCTAATGAGCAATCAAAGGTTAGTTGGTTATTCCAACTTGGTGTAATGGCTAATGATGATATTGGTCGCATTGCTTTTAAGAACCTCAATGATGAGGAAAAGGGAATTGACGAGATCTATAAGTATCTTAAGTCATTGCCAAAGCGTGACCGCGATAGATTCCAGTTATACTACAAGGCTGGCGAAGATGAATATACTCACGCACAGCGTGCATTCCTTGCAGCATATGGTTTGCTTACTAAGGCAGATGGAAAACTTAACGAAGATTTGTGGAGCAAGATTGTAAAGACAGATGCAGACGGATATGTCCGTGTGACTGCTAAAGATTTACGCCTTGCTGACTTACCAACAGATCCTAAATTAGCGCCATCATTTATTTCAGGCCCAACTCTTGTACCAGTATCTGAGGCAGACAACTTTGCTGGCTCTATGTGGGATAAAGGCTGGGATGCAATGGGAGAAGCCAACGCACGTTGGACTCGTGAACCTATTGTAACTGTTGAATTAGTACGTTTTCGCAAGGAACTGGATTCATCTGGTTTCAGCCAGAAGGTTATTGACCAATTCACTGCAGGTAAGACTGATGAAGCCTATGCAAAGGCCTACAAAGCAGCAAAGCGTCACATTAACCAGATGGCAGAAGACTTGGCTAAGGACAGTGCATTAGCGTATGTAGATAATCCTGCAGTACGTAGCCAACTTGCTATGTCTGGCCGTAACTTTGCACGCTTCTATCGTGCTACTGAAGACTTTTATCGTCGCTTTTATCGTACAGTTAGATATAACCCAGAGGCAATCACTCGTGCGTCACTAACATACGATGGAATTTCACACTCAGGCTTTGTACAGACAGATGATAGTGGAGAAGATTACTTCTTCTACCCAGGAACTACAGCAATGTATCAAGCAATGGGTAAGACTATGCAGTTCTTTGGACAAGAAGAAGGCATTAAGGCCCCAATGCCTATCGAGTTCAGTGCTAAGTTGAAGATGATTACACCATCTACTAACCCAGACTCACTGTTTCCTACATTTGCTGGTCCTTTATCTGCAATATCACTCAAGGCAATCTTTAATGTGGTACCAGCTTTGGATAAGTTTGAAAGAGTCTTGCTTGGTCAATACGCAGAAGACCAACCAATGATCAACGCAGTCTTTCCTGCACACTTAACACGTCTATTATCTACATTAGACCGAGATGAGCGTGTAGGTCAGTACGCATCAGCATCACGTAAGGCTGCTGCATACCTAGAGGCTACAGGTCACGGACTAACACCCAAGATTGATCCAGTAACTGGTCTTGAAATTGATCTTACCGTAGGTGAGTTGGAAGACTACAAGGATAAGTTAGCTGCATCTACAATTACAGCATTAAGCCTACGCTTTATTCTTGGTTTCTTTGTACCAGCATCACCACAAACAACCCTTAAGAGTGATATCGCTGTATGGGCGCGTGAAAATGGTGAGACTAACTTCAAGCAAACCTTTAATGCTTTAGTTACAAAGACTGGTAGTTATGACAAGGCTATGGGTGAGTGGATTCGTCTGTTCCCTAAAGAGATTCCATACACAGTATCTGAATCTGATAGCACAGTCGTAGCAATCCTTAGCGCTAATAAGAAGGCTAATGAATGGGTTAATGACAACAAGGCACTTATCAAGAAGTACCCAGAAGGTGCCGGATTTTTTATTCCAAAAGAAGGCGAATTCGACTTTGATGCCTATAAGTTATTATCAACTATGGGACTTAAGAAGTCTAAACTAGTAGATGATTACTTGCGTGAAGTAAGCACAGCACGTGATGAGGCTTTCTTTTACTCACAACAAGACCTCTACGAAGAAGAACTTGCTAATACATTTAGTGATTATTCTAAGCGTAACCTTAAGACACAATGGGAAACCTGGTCTAAGCAATTCAAGAAAGCACGTCCTTTGTTACAGCAAGAGATGGGCAAGGGTGCTGAGAACGCAATCAAGCGTACACAAGCACTATCTGACTTAAGAACTATGTTGTCAGACCCAACTGTCAAAGTAAATTCAGCAGTTCGCAAGCCTATTGAGGGTATGTTGAATACATATAATGATTACGTCAACGCACGTGATGCAGTATTTGGCAGCACACAGTCTGCTCAGAACTACAAGGATATGCTCAAGCAGCGTACAAAGCAAGAACTACTACGTTTATCACAAACAAACCGTAATGCAGAAGATGCGTACTTCGCTTTGTTCTCGAAACTAATTAGAGATTAACAGGAGATAGAGTAATGGAAAGTGGATTCTTTAATAACTGGAAAAACTCAGGTCTTCCTGCTAGTGGTTCGACCATCTCTAATCCAGGCGCAGCTAACGGCAATGTAGGTTTCAAGGGTGGGCAAGCAGGAGCAAATGTAGCAGCAGAGCCTGCTATCGTTGAGATTCTCAGTATGAATCCAAAAGATCGTCTTGCGCTATCTAAGTTACTAAAAGATGCAGGTTATCTAAGAACGGCAACTAGTAAGTACAACAAAAAGTTAGCAGATGCCTACACATCTGCAGCACAAGAAGCAGCAACAGAGGCACAACGTAGTGGTCGTCCAACACTTACTCTTCGTGAGTTTCTAGTTGAGAACTATGAAGCTCCAACTGGTACAGGTGCTGGAAATATACCTAGCCGTAGCATTTATCAATATACAGAAGCAGATCGCATCAAGATGATTGATGATGTATCTCAGACATTACGTGGTCAAGGTGTAACAGATGCTGATAAATCAGCAAAGTGGTACAAAGACCTTAAGAAGTCTATTGATAATATGATTGCTACAGGAACTGTATCTACCAGCCAAAAAGTTATGAACCCTAAGACTAAAAAATTAGAAGTTCAGACTGTTAGCACACCTGGTTTCTCACAAGAACAGGCAGCAGCAGTTGCTGAGAAAGCTATTCGTAAAGCAACACCTGAAGATGTAGCACGCAAAGAGCGCGTTGACTTTACAAGCTGGATGTTCAGCGCATTGGGAGGTAAGTAATGGCTAATACGCCTGAACAAACTCAGTATGATGCCGACCTTGCTTCTCTTAGCGGTTTAGAAGGTATGGCACGTACACGTGCAAAAGAAGCATTTGACTTAAAGTATCCTAATGGGCGACCAAAAGATGCAATGACAGATGCTCAAGTTGCAGCAGGTCTTAATACAGCAACGGCAGTAAATCTTGGTATTGGCGAGGCTCTCCTTAATGATCCAATATATGGCAATGAACTTAAGAAAGTATTTGCACTTTACAAGACTAATAAAACAGCAGCTATTGACTTGCTCTTTAAGACTAAGTTTGCCAAGTTAGATACAGATGCTCGTGACCGCTATGTAACCCAACTTGAAAATAACCCTTTATATAAAGAAGGTGTTAAGAGCTGGCTTATTGGCATCAAGAAAAAGCTAAAGCAACAAGGCTCAAACGTTTCAGATAAAGACCTTGAAGACCTTTACCTAAAAGGTATTGATGATGTAACTATCCTTGATGATGCCCTATCAAGTGGTAAGTTTGAAGCAGGTACGACTGGTGGCTCACAGGCTGAGTTATACAACTCATTACTAAGAACTGCTACAGCTAACGGTGTTTCGACATCCCTACTGCCAAAGGTTCTTGGCTTTGATACTATAGATGAAGTAATTAAACAATTACAAACTGGTGCATCTTTAGAAGATTACACCCAGAAGATTCGCAACTATACAAAGACTGCATTGCCAGATTGGGCCAAGAAACTGGTAGATCAAGGTCAAGACCTAACTGATATTATTAACCCTTATCGTGCAACTATTGCAGATGAACTTGAACTTCCTTACAACTCTATTGATGTAACTGATTCAACTATTCAAAGCGCTTTGGCTTCCAATATGGGACTGGCTGATTTGCGTAAGCAACTTCGTCAGGACACACGTTGGCAATATACAGATAAGGCTAAAGAATCAGTTTCTAACGCAGCACTTAAAGTCCTTCGTGACTTTGGATTCCAGGGGTAAATAATGGGAGCATATGAAGACGCAGCCGAAGCGCGTATGGCTGCTGCAAAAGCAGCAGCAAAAGCGGCAGATGCAGCAGAAAAAGCCAGAATTACTGCAATGGGACAAGCAAACGCAACATCAAAACCTTTAACTCGTGCTCAACAAGTAACTGCAGCACGCCTTGAATCATCTCCCGTTGCTCAAGAGGCAGCAAGAACAACAGCAGCATTAAAATCTTTTACTGCTAAGGGTGGACTCCTTGGAGTCCCAGGTTCTAATCTTCAAGGTTCTACGGGTCCAACTGGTTCTACTGGTCCAACAGGTCTAACAGGAGTACCAGCAGGATTTACTGCTGGTCCATTTCCTAAAGAGTTAGAACAATTTTTTGGTCCAGCATCTGGATACTTGGGTTACAAAATTGAAACTCTTACAGATAAAGATGGAAAAACATACAATCAATTATCTGTAGCAACTGGACCTAATTCATCTCAAACATTTGGCGCAGCATTCACCAAAGATTCTAGTGGAAAATATGTAACAGTTTCACAGCCAAGTGGAACAACTAATACAACTAATAAAAATACAATAAATGGAACAACAGGATTAAAAACAGCAGAACAAATTGCAGCAGATGCCGCAAAAGCCCAAGCACAAGGTGAACGTCAGTCTGCCTATGACTTGCTTTATTCTCAATTTAAGCAATATGGATTAGAAGCACTAGTTGAACCACTCAAAGGTTTAATCACAGGCGGAGCATCACCATCAGAGTTTACAATTAAACTACGTGAGACAGATGCCTATAAAAAGCGCTTTGCTGCTAACCAAGCACGCATTCAAAAAGGTCTTACTGCTATCTCAGAAGCTGAGTATCTAGGTCTTGAAGACCAGTACCAGAACATTATGCGTAACTATGGATTGCCTGAATCTTATTACGCACGCGGTGAAATGGGAGCACAAGAAGGTTTCAATAAGTTTATCGGTAATGATGTATCTGCAGCAGAACTAGAAGATCGTATTATGACTGCACAGAACCGCGTTATCAATGCCAACCCAGAGGTACTTGCATCTCTTAAAGCATTTTATCCAGACATTAACAATGCAGATATCTTGGCTTATACACTTGATCCTACTAAGGGTCTTGATGCAATCAAGCGCAAGGTAACTGCTGCTGAAATCGGTGGCAGTGCAATGCAAGCAGGGCTTGGTATCTCTGGTACTCGTGCAGAAGAATTAACTGCAGCAGGTATTACAAAGGCGCAAGCACAACAAGGATTCCAGACAGTTGCAGAGGTTGCACCACGTGGTGGACAACTAGCAGAGATTTACAAGCAATCTCCATACACACAGACAACAGCAGAATCTGAAATCTTTGGACTTGCTGGGTCAACAGAGGCTGCAAAGCAGCGTAAGAAATTAACATCACTAGAAACTGCCGCATTTAGTGGCAGTGCCGGTGCTGGTGCAATAGCACGAGACAGAGCCGGAGTACTATAAAGCCTGCCACTAGAACGACTGGCCTAGTGGAGCGATAACAAGACCAGAAGTAGGAGCCATACCGTTTCCCCAAACGAATATGAGGCCTGCGCCAACAACTAATAGGGAGAAGGACCACTATGTCCAATTACGACTACGAGGATGACGACGACTTTACACAAGAAGATTCGTCTAACGATCTAGTAAAGCAACTACGCAAGGCATCAAAACAAAAAGATAAAGAACTAAACGAGCTTCGTGCTCAGTTTGAATCTTTGAGTAAGGGCCAACGCGAAAGAGCAATAAAGGATGCCCTCGCAGCTCGCGGGGTAAACAGCAAAATTGCTTCATTTATCCCACAGGATATAGACCCAACTGAAGAGTCTGTATCTAAATGGCTTGAAGACTATGCCGATGTATTCGGCATTGAAGTAAGCCAAACCCAGACACCTAATGTAAATCCAGCCGATGCTGCAGCATATAAGCGTATGACAAACTCCGCAGACTCTGGTGTTTCACCAGAGCACAATGGAGACATTATGCAAAAACTAATGAATGCAAACAGCAAAGAAGAACTGGATGATGTTATTAGATTGTCTGGACTCTAATCCGATCCTAAAACAGAAAGGCTAGACCAAATGGCTATCCCAACAGGTACCCCCACTACCACGTCTAGCATCAGCTCACTCGTACAAGCAGCATACGACCAGTATGTAAGAATGGCACTACGTTCCATTCCTGTTATGCGTTCATTAGCTGATGTTAAGCCCGTGCAACAGGCTATGCCAGGATCATCAGTTGTTTTCTCAATCT